CATAATACCTGTGTTTATAGATGATTCATTAAATGTTATAGGTGCTTTATCTAAACCAAGACCTTGAAGAAATCTGTTTTGACTTAAAAATTTGTTACCCTGATCGTAACGCTCTCTATCTATTCCTATTAAAGCTGCTAATGACATTATCTTCTACCATCCGGTTGTATATCTAATCTAAATGTACCTAACTTCCAGTCCTGTGAAGAAGCTGTGTTAGATATTTTTAAAGCAATCGCTCTCGCTCTTGCTCTAGTATCTACCTTATCAGTCGTATTCGTTACTGTAAAGGGACCTAATGATGAGCTAGCTGCTGCATTATTAGGATAATCTCTTAGCAATAATGTAATTGTTGTATTACCTGTTTGAGATATAAAGTCTGGTATAATTCTTCTTATCTTCATTAAAAACTCACCATCACCTCTAAGGTCTGGCATACCAATAGTTTGTCCTTGTGCCGTTCTTTTTTGTGTAATATCAAAATCTCCAGATGTAATTTCTGCTAGAATAGCTGTAACAACTCCTCCTGCTTTAACTTGATCAGTTCCTACTTCATGTTCATAATATATAGAACAACCATCTGTATTTCCTATTACATCAGATGCAGTACCATCTGGATCATATTCTGTTGCATGTGGTTTTGCAAACACAGCAGAGTCTGCCCATGCTGTTCTTGATAAAGTTCCTGTGGTCCATATGGCTTGTTTAGGACTAGCTCTACTATAAGACTCAATGTAATTGTATGACACCATGTTGTTAATAGCTAAAGAAGTACCTGATGGATAGAACCATATAACTTCACCAAACAAATTGTTTAGTCCTACGTTAATTAAATCTCTAGGTGTAGAGTTTAGATTGTCATAAACAAAGTCTTCTACTAAACAGTCCATAGATTCTAGTTGACCATCGTATCTAAAGAAACCATTTTCTGACATCCAAAACGCTGTACCATCTACCTCAACGCATGCGTTCTTACCTATTAGTCCACAGTTACTTCCTATCTGTTGAAAGGAGAAAGTAAACGGTGCGCCTACAAAGGTCATTAAAAATAATGCAGTATCGGTCCATACATAGATTGCATCCCTACCTCGTATAGCTCCCATAATTTTAGAACCTGCTGCAAGTCTTTGTGTACCTGCCGTGTTCTCTGCAGTTACTGTGTATGCATCTGTACCGTCAATATTCTCTTGATCAGAGAATCTAATAAACATAGCATCTTGTGATGACTGATTACCTACGGTAGTTTCTGTTCCAAAGAATACTAAGTGTCGATCCGGTGTAGATACTAATACGTGTCGTGATGCTGTTGGTGCATTTGCTATTATAGTTGCTCGTGTTGATGTTGCATTAGTAGCAGCTGCATCCCACTCAAAACATCTACCATTATAAATTAATGCAATAAGTTTTGTGCCATAGTTATCTAATACCCATAAACCAGGATCAATTGTAAAGTCAGCAGATGAAGCTTCGCCCCATGCTACAAAGTCAGAAATATTTGTAACCGTTACACCAGCACTGTGACCAGCTTTTGTAGTGCCGTTAACTTCTCTTGCACCACCGCTTAATATATTTGTAGTTGTGTTGTTGTTTGTATAGCTAATGTCTTCTGAGCCAATTCTAATTTCACCTGTAGCAGGAAATTGAGATGTGTCAGTTAAAGGAATATCAGTTACACTATCGTTAATGGTAGAAGCTAGTGTAGTTGTTGCTGGTCCAGCTACTGTACCACTCCATAGTCCTGTACCCCAACCAAAACCACCAACTTGTTGTGCTGGTCCCACTGTGTAATAACACAATACAGAAGCAGACCCTGATCCACTTAAAGGTGTACCAGACTCAGTTGATTCCATGGTAATTTCAAATGTAGTTGTAGTAGGAACTGATGTTACCATGTATTTAACATCTTCAAATGTAGCGTTATTATAAGTTGATGATCCAGTCACTCCTGTTACACTATCAAATAATACAATGTCATCGTCCTGTAATCCATGAGCCCCGGTGCATGTTACCGTAACTGTTTTTGACGAAGATGTACTTGTAAAGGTTGCGCCTGTTAATGTAGTTCTGATAGGGTGTATATCGTAGTATGTGCCTCCAGAGTACACATATAAAATTCTGTTTGTTCCTATAGCAGCAAATTTAATACCTGCGTTATCATCAAAATGGTGTATGGCTCTGGCTGCACCTGTAAGATTAGTTGCACCAAGCTGTGCCCAACCACCTATTTTTTCTGGTGATCCATATCTAAATCTAACGTTGTCTCCTCCGGTCCATTGTCCCTCGGCCCCGGTCGGAGTAACTTGTTTATTAAAGCCTGGCAAAAAGCCTAATTTTTGTAGCATAGAAATTCCTGTTTTGTGTAGATTATATTAAATCGCGTTGTAGTTCAACGAGTTTTGGGTATGCCCAATAGAGGTCTTTTATCATACAAATTAGTCTTTGCAAACGGTCCATCAGCATGATTATAGTGTAAAAAGACTTGACCACACAGTTTACCTTGAAAAGGTTCTCTCCAGTGTTCTAGATCACAGCCAGAATAGATAAGCATATCACCAGGTTTTAGATTAACTTCTACACCTTTAGGTGCACCAGGTTTATGTATATTTTTATATTCATCTATAACATTATCAGACCCTGTAGGATCTAAGTAAATAGGCCAATGATCACCACCTAAACAAAGTGTAGTAGATATCTCACAGCTAGGTCTGTCTTTGTGTCTTTTAAGAATATTACCATTTCTGTATAGTCTGGTATATGAATAGGTAGGCACTAAGTTAAGACCTGTTTTCTTTTGCATTACATCTATAGTTTTAATCAATAATGTTTCCATAAGCCTATCTGCATATTTAGCATATGAATTAGGAACTTGTGGATCATGAAAGCTACCTATTAACGGATTACCTGCATGGGTAACGTAGTTGTCTATCATCCAGTTATCAGCCTCAGCAGACACTTGTAAATATCTATAAGCTATGTCTGCTACATCTTTAGATATAGCACCACGTATAACTTGATATTTATTTTTCTTAAAACTCATATTTGTATAAAATTATAAGAAACAGATATTCTCCAATTCTTTTCACCTTTTTCTGTGTTCATATTTAAGTCTACACCGTGCGGGAGCCAAGACGGAAAGAATATCATTAATCCTTCTTTAGCTTCATAAGCGCATACTCTCCATAATTGTTCTGGTAGATTATCTAATCTTCTAGGCATGTGTGTATTAGGTCCTGGTCTAGGGTCTTCTAAAAATAATTTACCAGAGTTTTTAGGTACTTTAATATAATATACACCTGACCATAATGAGTTAGGGTGTGTATGTGTTTTATTATATGAGTATGTAGGGCTAACATTTGCCCACATGTTACCTAGTCCTAGCTTGGGTTGCACACCATAATCTTTATTACACTCTTCTGCCATAGCAAATAGTTCTTTTGTTAGGGGTTGAAATTCTTTTCTTTCATTCATATTAGTTTTGCTATGCCAACCAAATCCAGAATTTGTTTTACTTTCTCCTTGAGGGTCAGCTTTTTTCCAAGCTTTAATATGTTTAAATAAATATTTGTTTAATTCTTTTGCGTTAGGTAACTCTTTAAAATAAACAGGGGTAGGAAATAATACTTTTCTTTGTAAACTCATTTAAAAGGTGGTCCTCCAAACCACATTACTAACGATTTTCTGACCCCCTTTTTAACAGGAGCAACTTTATGTCTTAAGAACGATGCAAAGAATATAGCCTGTCCTTGTTTTAAAGGTAGCGGTTTGTTGTTACCCATTTCTGAAAATAATAAATCGCCTCCTGTAAATTCTGACGGATCTGATAATAAACAAGTCATAGATACTTTACGTATTGGGTTTTGACCGTTTTGACCAAACGCATTTAAATCCATATGCCAATCATAAAAACCTTTTTTAGGATACACCGTAAACTGTGCAGGCTCAGTAAGTCTTACGCCATCAAACATAAAATGATTTAAATTTACAATTGATAACTGGTTTTCAATAATTTTATACATCTGTGGTAATTTATTAAAAGGTATCCAAGATATCGTTGTTACTCGTTTCTTAGTATCATATTGACCTTTTTCACCGCCTCCAACTTTTGCTTGTTCCGGTGCACACTGATGACCAGCATCGATAATCATTTTACATTGTTCGGGTGTAAATATGGGGTCTGTGGTTATGGCAACATAAGATTGCCATTTAGGCATTTTTGGTATCATTCGTTTTGACCTTGTCCAGTTCGTGATGATACAGGGTTGTAATCAACGTCTACATTACAAACTAGTGTTCTTCTTTTTTCTTTTGTAGAATTGAAAGGATAAACACAGTGTCTCATGTCATAAGGAAAAACATAGAAGTCTCCTATTTTCATATTAGGTGAATAGTCTGTTTTAGAAAATTGACCGTTAGCTGATCCAATAATTTGTAATCTGCCATTCATAGGTTTATTTACAGCCGAGTATTCTACACCAGTTTCTTTAGGTAATTTTAAAACCATTACAGAAGATAAACCTGTATAGAGTTTACCTTGGTGTATATGCACAGGATTATATTCATCGGCTTTCATCTCATTAACCCAAATTGAATTTATTGATTTTGTATTAGGACCTATTTTATTCCATTGAAGATAGTGATCAAAAATAGACATAAACCATTTAAGTATATCATTTGGTAAAAAATTATGTTGATACATTTTTTCGTTATTAGGGCCAGAGTAAAATAAAGATACTTCGTCTTGTATTTTGCCAACTAGCTGTGCATTGGCTTTTGGTAATTGTTTCTTTTGTTTTTCGTAGATTTCGTTAAGAGCTACAAATACTTCAAGAGGAACTTGGTATTTTAAAACTGTCTGACCTAAATAAACAAAGTCGAACTTCATGTTACTTTTTAATTTTCTTTCTTGTTTCTGGTGGTGCTAACTCTTTATCTCTAATTACTCTTTCAAGAGTATCGATTTGACCTAAGACATTAAATACTTCTGGTTGTGATGTGCCTGGAGTAATTGTATTTTTTTGATGTTGCAATCTTAACAGATAAGAATGTGCTTGGTGATTGTTAACATCTTTCTTATCAAAATTACCATCGTCAAACTCTTTTTTAAGTTTAGACCAAGTAGCAACTTCTCTCATTCTATGTTTAGCCACAAGTTCCATTTGTGCTTTTGCATAAAGTTTTTCTTCTAGTTCTACTTGTTTCATTTCTTTATCTAATGGATCATTTACTTCTCTAATTTCTCTTTGTAGTTTTTTAATTTCTACTTCATTTTTTCTTGCGTCAAATGATAAGTGAACTAAATTTTCAAAGTGTGTATTTTGTTCTCTAACTGACTGCCAATACTTTGCAGCTTTAGTTGGATATTTATTATCAGATAATACAGAGAATCTCATTTCTGTTTCTGTACGAAACATTTGTTTCTTCATCCAAGTATCTTGGAGTTCAGGTATTAATTTTTTAAAACTTTTAACGTCGTCCTTATCTAATATATTAGTTAAATATTTAGACTCAGTTTCAAGTTTAGTAGTTATGTTGCGTTTTTCTTTGTTCATGCTATCTCCTTTATTCATTTCTAATTTCTTTATATACCTTTCTATAGAAAGGTCAACTATGAAGTTGTTACTGTAGATACCGCGTTATCTGCTGTAAATTCTTCTGTGTTTGCAACTGCTGTTGTTGATTCACCTGCTGTATAAAGTGCAGTTGTTCCAGTTCCCGCATTACCGTAAGATCTTCTAGCAGTGGATAAGTCGTTAACTTCTGTCCAACTTGTACCATTCCAAGATTCTGTCTGTGCATTTGGCGAACCACCATAAGCAAGAACAGATGTGCTTACTTTTCCAGCACTTCCACCCATAGATCGAGCTGTATTCATATTATTTACTTCAGTCCAAGATGAACCGTCCCAAGTTTCTGAACTAGAATTAGTTGGCGGTACTTGACCACCTGCTATTACCGCAGATGTCTGTGTTCCTCCTCCAAAAGCACCAAATCTAGCTGTGTTTAAATCTGTTGTTTCAGTCCAACTTGTGCCATCCCAAAGTTCTACATTTGCTTTAGTAGGATGTTGTCCACCTGCCGTTAAACCAGCTGTTGATGTACCAACAGCTTTGTTAAAAGTTCTTCCTTGATTCATATCGTTAACTTCAGTCCAAGATGAACCGTCCCAAGATTCTGTAAAAGCTTGAAGGGGTTCACCACCTGCAACAACACCTGCAGCTGTAGTTCCAAAACCTCCTGGATAATACCTAGCTGTAGGTGGACTTGCTGTATTCATTGCTGGTTGGTCTGTCCACGATGTTCCATCATATGTAAAACTTTCACTAGTTGCTATCGGTCCAGCTGCTACCATAGCAGCATTTTGTAATCCAAATCCTGTTACTCCGTTTACAGCAGATGGAAAACTTGTTCCTGATGCCCAAGTCGCTGCTGGTATCCCTGCTGCAGTTCCATAACCTTTTAACGATGATGAAGAAGAATTAAACCACATTAAACCTTCTATTAAAACTGATGATGTTGAAGGTGGAAAATTCCATTCCTCTGTTGCACCAGATCTTGATCCAGATACATTACCTGAGGCACGAAGAGCCGAGGTACCTCCTCCAACTGCTGAAGAACAAAAATCTTCAGAAGGAGCTGCTAAATCTGCAACCTCTGTCCAAGCTGTTCCGTTCCAAGACTCAGTTTTAGATGTTTCTGGTGGAGTTCCTCCAAAAACTAAAACAGATGTATTAGTATCTCCTGTTCCTCCTAAGCCGTTTCGACCTGTGTTTAAATCACTTGCTTCTGTCCAACTTGTTCCATTCCAAGTTTCATTAACAGTTAAAGTAGCACCGGGAGGACTATTACTGTGGCCTCCTGCATAAAGAGTTGATGGAAATACTCCTGCTCCTGCTCCATTATAACGAGCAGTGTTTAAATCGTTAACTTCCGTCCAACTTGTTCCATTATAATATTCTGTTTTTGCAGTAACAGCAGGATTAGGATCTACTCTACCACCAAAACAAAGGCCTGCTGTAGTGGTACCTGAAGAACCAGGATTATATCCTCTAGCTGTATTTAAATCATTAACTTCAGTCCAATTAGTTCCATCCCATTTTTCTACTGCAGCAGTAAAACTTCCAGCCTCTCCTCCTGCTATAGCAAGGGAAGCTGTTTGAGTTCCAGTGCCTGTAAGACTTCTTCTTCCTGCATTTAAATTATTAACTTCTGTCCAAGAAGTACCATTATAAGTTTCAGTGTCTGCTGTAATGCCTGGAGGTGCAACTCCACCAAATGCCAGACCTGCTGTATTAGACCCTGAACCAGTACCATCATTTACAATTGTGTTTTTTGTTCCACCACTAGCCCAAGCTCCAATGTATACTACTGGATCAGCGTCTAGGTATTGTATGTTAGTTCCTTTTATATCTTTTAATTTTGCCATATTAACTTACCGTAATTGTTCTGTTTCCTGTGGGTACAGTCCACTCTTCTGTAGCTGCTGATGTAGCAGGACCAGTTTCACCGCCGACTGCTATAGCATCCATTACAGATAATGCACTTGAGTTTCCAAAATCTTGTCTAGCTGTACTCATATTATTTATTTCTGTCCAACTTGTCCCATTCCATATTTCTGTTTCATTTTGTCTTCCTGGAGGATTTAAACCACCATAAGCTAAAGCACTAGTATTGCTTGATCCTGTTCCACCAAGAGCGGTTCTTTGAGTGTTTAATTCTGTTGTTTCTGTCCAACTTGTTCCATCCCAAGTTTCAACTAAATCTACAACGGCTGTTCCATTAAATCCACCAAATTGTAAAGCTGAAGTTTGTATTCCACCTGAACCAGCTCCATATCTTGCCGTATTTAAATCATTAACTTCAGTCCAACTTGTTCCATCCCAAGATTCATTAACTGCTTGAACCCCGCCTGGACTACCAGGAGATGTTCTACCACCTGCATAAATTCCAGCGGTTGAAGTTCCAGTAGCACTCAAAGTTGCACTAGACCTTGCTGTGTTTAAATCATTAACTTCAGTCCAGTTTGTTCCGTTCCAAGATTCAGTAATTGCAATACGAGCTCCAGGAGGTGTTTGACCACCCATAACTATACCAGCTGTATAACTGCTACCAAGAGCGCCTGCAAAGAAGTGGTCTGTATTTAAATCATTTACTTCAGACCATGCTGATCCATCATATTGTTCTGTTTTTGAAGAAGTTCCAGAAAAAGCAGGAGGTTGTCCACCAGCTGTTACCGCTGAAGTTGTAGTGCCAAAACCTGAATTTCCGTATCTACCTTCGACCATGTTTCCACCAGCAGACCAAGTACCAGCAGGTATGGCTTGTTGAGTAACTTTAAAAGCGTTTGATGTAGAATTATAATAAACTTGTCCTAAATTTTGTTTTGTAAAATCTGTTGGTGCTGTAAATTCTTCCGTTACATTTGTGAAAGCTGTAGATGTTTCTCCACCAGCTAAAAGTGTTGAAGTTGCCGTTCCACCCCCTGCATAAGAATCACTTCTTGCTGTTGATAAATCGTTAACTTCTGTCCATGAAGTTCCATCATAATGTTCAGTGTTTGCCGTTTTACTAGGTGTTCTACCACCAAACGTTAATGCACTCGTTACTATTCCTGCTGATGCATTTTCGTTTCGAGCTGTATTAATTTCTGCAATTTCTGTCCAAGAAGTACCATCCCATTGCTCTACTTTATTTATATTTGCTGGTGGGTCTTCACTACCACCTATACAAAGAGCTGCTGTTTTAGTGCCCGTTCCACCGGCTTCTCGTCTACCTGTATTTAAGTCATTAACTTCTGTCCAACTAGATCCATCCCATGCTTCAGTGCTATCAGTATGAGGTCCACTTGCACCACCTTCAGGACTTTCACCTGTAAAACAAAGAGCTGAGGTATTAGATGTGCCTGCTCCCGCATTACTGCCTCTTGCAAGATTTAACTCACTTACTTCTGTCCAGTTAGTTCCATTCCAAGATTCTGTATTAGTAACTCCAGTTCCTGGAGGAGTTCCACCAAAATATAACATACTAGAATCAGGCGAATTAGATGATGCTGCAGCGTTGTTTCTGGCCGCATTTAAATCATTAACTTCAGTCCAAGCAGTTCCATTATACTTTTCTGTATTGTCAGCAGTAGTAGAAGGAGCAATCTGTCCTCCCACAGCAATAGCAGCAGTGTTTGAGGTTCCAGCGCCTTGAGCCTCAATATTATTTCCTCTGTTCATATTTCCACCACTAGCCCATGATGCAGCCGATATTCCAGACGCAGCTGTATCGCTTGCAAGTGTTTGAACCGCAAATCCTTTTTCTTTTTTATACGTAGCCATAGGTTAAGACTATGGTAAATTATATACTACTGGTCTTGGGTTATTATCGGTTTTTTCTTCAGCCGGTAATGCATCCCAAGCAGTTTGTGCTGCTTCGATTTCACCAGTAACGATAGCTTGTGCTTCATCTTTCGATTTAATAGCACCACTAACCTTACTAATCCATTGATCACCGTAAAGATTATCGCCTACAACCCATACTTCACCAGGATGTCCTGAAAGATGAAACTGTTTTCTCTCTTCGTGAGTAAAAAAGTCTTTTCCCCAGTTAGTCGCTGTACAGTATTTATATGCCATAGTTGCTTCCTCCTTTTACTTGTTTATAAATCATAATTAACTCGTTGTCACCGTCTTAATTTCAAAATCTGCCGCAGTCCATTCTTCAGTATTATTAATTAAAGTAGAGTCATTTTCTCCAGTTGCAGCAAATGCTGATGTGTTTCCTGAATTATTAGAAGAACCAAAAAAGTTTCTTGCATTTGCTAAATCTCCTACTTCAGTCCAAGAAGTACCATCCCAAGCTTCATTAGTTGCTATAACAGGGTTTTGTCCTGCAAAAGCTATTGCTAATGCACTATCACCAGAAGCACCTGAACCTGGACCTCCGTTTGCCAAGTCAGCAACTTCTGTCCAAGCAGAACCATTCCATAATTCTGCAGATTGATTATTTGGAGATCCACCTACTGCTAAAGCAGCTGTAGTAGTTCCTACTGCCCC